GATTATAAAGGTTTGAAAAAAGACAACAAAAATGTATGGAGGTTAGGTATAGAAATAAGTCCAGAAGGCAGGGCTGTCAGTTATGCGTTTCTAAGAAAACATCCTGGAGATACAACACTTGAAAATCCTATAAAAGAAAAAAGACATATAATTGTACCTGCTAAAGATGTAATACATTTATTTATGCCATTAAGACCAGGACAGCATAGAGGTGTACCTTTTCTAGCTAGTGCAATAAATCATTTACATCAGTTAGATGGATATATTGAAGCAACAGTAGTTGGACAACGTGCAAGCAGTGCATTGATGGGATTTATTACAAGTCCAGAGGGTGAACTAGATGCAGGTGGTGAGGTTTTTGATTATGAGCGTGTAAGTGGATTTGAGCCTGGTGCATTTAAATATTTAGCACCTGGTGAATCTATATCTGTACCTGATTTAGATAAAGCTAATGGCGAATTTGAACCATTTGTAAGGGCAATGCTTAGAAGTATGGCAAGTGGTTTAGGTTGTAGTTTTGAGGCTATAAGTTCTGATTATTCACAATCTAATTACAGCAGTAGCAGATTAGCAATGATGCAAGACAGAGATCATTGGAGAACAATACAAAAAATGTTAAAGGAAACTTTTTATCAGCCTATATATGAATATTGGTTAGAGATGGCTGTATTAAGTAATACATTATCCTTGCCAACATATACAACAACACCAGAAGTATATGAAAAAGTTAGATGGGTCTGTAGAGGTTATAGCTATGTAGATCCACAGAAAGAAGTGGCAGCAATGAAAGATGCTGTTAGGTGTGGATTTAAAACATTAACTGATGTTGTTAGTGAAAATGGTGGTGATATAGAAGAACTGCTTATTGCAAGACAGACAGAACTGGCAAAACTAGATGAAATGAACATTATTACAGATAGTGACCCATCAGCTACAAATAAATCTGGTGGTAGTCAATATAAACCTATAAATACTGTAGATCCTTTTGGTGATACTGATGCACCTACAGGAGAAGATGCAGAAAACGTAGCAGAGGGTTCAGATGGCAGTTATTAATGGCACAGAAATAGATCTTATGCCTACAGCAGGTATGAAAGAAGAAGCACAGAGATATAGAGATTGGAAATCAGAAGGTGAGGCTGGTGGTACAGAAGTTGCACGTAGAAGGGCAACACAAATATTAAGTGGTAATGAATTATCACCTGATGTGGTCATACAAATGTCAGCATGGTTTGCAAGACATGAAGTAGATAAGCAGGGTGAAGGTTTTTCGCCTGGTGAAGATGGCTACCCAAGTAATGGTCGTGTTGCATGGGCTGCTTGGGGTGGTGATGCAGGTAAAAGTTTTTCTGATGCAAAATCAGCTAGAATAAAAGAATTAAGAAACAATGATGCCATGCCTAAAACAAAACGGTCTGTAAAACGTGCAGAACCAGACGCATTATCTGTAGGGGATTATGTTAGATGGAACGCAAGTGGTGGTACAGCAAGAGGTCAGATAGATCGTATTGTTCGTGATGGAACTATAAATGTACCTGATTCTAGTTTTGAAATTACTGGTACAGAAGATGATCCTGCTGCATTGATAACTGTATTTAGAGAGAATGATGGAGAATATGAATCAACTGATGTACAGGTTGGTCATAAGTTCAGTACACTCACTAAGATAGATTCATTAAGAAGTGTTACAAAAGTATTAAAACGTAGTGGTGAGACATCTTTTTCAGAAAAAGAAGAAAACACATATGAGTTTAGTTTTAGTAGTACATATCCTGTAGAAAGATCATTTGGTACAGAAATTCTAAGCCATGACGATGGTGCGATAGATTTTGGAAGATTAAATGGCGGTGTTGCACCTGTGTTATGGAATCACAATATGGATTCTGTAATAGGTATTGTTAGAAATGCGTATTTAGATAAAGAAAAGAAAAAAGGTCGTGCAGTTGTTGAATTAAGCAGAAATGCAAAGGCACAGGAGGTAAAAAGAGACATAGATGACGGTATTTTATCGTCAATTAGCGTAGGTTATCGCATTTTAGAGATGGAAGAACGTGAAATAGATGGAAATAACGCTTTTTTTGCTACAAGATGGGAGCCACATGAGGTATCAGTTGTTGCATCGCCAGCAGCACCAGATGTAGGGATTTCAAGAGGATTAATTGATGACAACACTATGCCTAGTGTAGAAAAACAAGATATAGTAAACAGTAAGCGTGTATACGCAGCGTCAACTGACGCACAACAGCCCAATTCTAAACAACAACTAACTATGGAAAAAGAGCAACTCGATCTAGAAGTTGTGCGTAGTGAAGAGCGTAAAAAAGCTGCTTCCGCAGAGCGTACAAGAATTAGAGAGATCAACGCAATGTGTTCTAAGCGTGGTTTTGATGACCTAGCAGAACAATTAGTAAACAACGGTTCTTCTGTAGATTCATGCAGACAAGCTATTTTAGAAAGAATAGATGCAAAGCCTGTAGAAACAGCAAAGCCTATTGAAGAACAACTTTCACCACAAGAAAGAAAACAATATGCAAAAGACTATAGACTTTCTGCTGGTATAAGAGGTCTTATTACAAACGATTGGTCAGATAAGGCTTCTGGTTTTGCTAGAGAAATTTCACAGCAAATTGCAAAAGATTCTGGTAAGGGTACTAGAAGTGGGTCTTTATTTATTCCATATAGCGGTTTAGTACAAAGAGCTACATACGTTACTTCTGGTGCAACAACTGGTGGAAACATCGTAGCAACAGATTTACTAGCTGATGACTTTATTGAGGCATTACGTAACTCTACTGTGATGGTTGGACTAGGTGTACAAACACTTTCTGGCCTTGTTGGAGATGTTGCGATACCTAGAAGATCAGGTGTTGCTTCTACTGGTTTCTTATCAAGTGAAACTGCTGCACTATCTCAGGCAGAAAGTACATTTGACCAGATTTCAATGACTCCAAAAACATTAGGCACATTGTCTAAGTTTTCTAGGAATATGCTTATACAGGCAACACCAGGCATTGAAGATCTAGTTAGAAGAGACATCAGTGACGGTATTAACTTAGGTATTGATTTAGGAATACTTAATGGTACAGGTTCATCAGGTCAGCCTACAGGTATTATGCAAACATCTGGTATTGGTTCAGTTGCAATCGGTACTAATGGTGGTGCTATCACAGTTGATAAGCTTATCGACCTAGAAACTGCAATTATGGAAGATAATGCAGGTGTTAACGCTGATTCTATTTCTTATGTAACCAACGCTAAAGTAATGGGTGCTATTAAGAAACTTAAGACATCTGGTGGTGAGTACTTAGTAAACAACAACCTACAGGCATTAGGTAGAGGTGCAACACCTGTTGCTGTTAATGGTTATCCTTTAGCAATGACAAACCAAGTACCTAGCAACTTAACTAAGGGTTCTACATCTGGTACTTGTTCTGCTGTTGTTATGGGTGACTTCTCACAGGCTATCTTAGGTCTATATGGATCTGGTATCGAAATTACAGCAGGTGAAGATTCAGATGACTTTGCTAAAAACTTAGTATCAGTTAAAGGTGTAGTCGCATTTGATGTTGCTGTTAGACACGCACAATCATTTGCAGCGATCTTAGACGTAACCACATAATTGGTTTACTATATGGGGTAGCTATCTACCCCTTTTTTTTATGAAAATAAAGTGTTTAAAAAATGTATGTGCTAGTGGCAACAGCCTAGAAGCAGGTCAAACTTATGATGTGTCAGAATCAGACGCAGAATTATTAATTACAATGGGTAGGGCAGAAGTATATACACCAAAACCAAAAACAAAAAAAACAACACCTAAAAAATAATGGCACTTGTTGAGGACAGTACAACACTATCTGCATACTTAGATGACTTTGGTGTAAGTTGTACGTCTGGCTCTACAACAGCAAAAGCTATTCTAGAACAACCAGATTTAGTTTTAGCAGGTAATCAAATAATAAGTACTGATTATCAACTTACTGCAAAAGTTTCTGACTTTGGCACACTTGTTTCTGGTGCAAAAATTACTGTTGATAATGCAATATATTTCGTAAGAGAAGTAAGAAAGCTAGATGATGGTAATTTTTGTGAAATTGCTATACAAAAAAGATGACTACTAAAAGAGAAAAAATTTTAGCACAGTTATTTAAGGTACTAGATGACATAACTGTAACTACAAATATTAATGTATATAGATCAAGAGTTGTACCACTATCAAGAGGCGAAGTACCCGCAATAGTTATTGAGCCAGTAAGTGATACAGTAGAACAAAATACATCACTACCTACATTAGATCATTCTTTAACAGTAAAAGTAAGCGTTATTGTAAGAGGTGAAATACCAGATCAGCAATCAGATGAAGTAGTTGAATTAGTACATAAAACAATAATGGCAGATTTAACTGTTAATAGTAATGCTATAGACTTACAACCATCAGATACATCTTTTGAATTATTAGATGCAGATCAACCTGGCGGTGTTATAGATATAGAATATATAGTGCGTTATAGAACAGAAGTAGCTGATTTAACGCAATAGATGGTGTTTATTGCTAAAACGATATATTATAGAAACATAATAATTTAATGTAACAATGCCTAAGCTACACAGAAAAAGAAGCATATTAGCTAAAGCAGAATCTAGTTATGGCAGTAACCCTACACCAACTGGTTCTGCTAATTATGTGCAAGTAATTGATTTAAACATTGAACCTGTTGTTAGTGATGAGGTAAGTAGAGATTTAATTAGGCCATATATGGGTAATTATGAGGTAATACCTGCAAATACAAGAGTAAATGTAACTTTTGACGTAGAAATGGCTGGTTCTGGCAGTGCAGGTACAGCACCTAAATATGGACCAATTCTAAAATCTTGTGGACTTAGTGAAACAATAAGTGGAGGTAATACTGTTACTTATGCACCAGTATCGACACCATCAGATAGCGTTACATTGTTTGTAAATTATGATGGAATTAGACATACAGTTACAGGTGCAAGAGGCACATTTAGTATTAATTGCGAGGTAAATAATATTCCACGTATATCTTTTTCTTTAACAGGTATATTTAATGCACCTACTGATACTGCTTTACCAACTGTAACAGTAAGCAATCAAGCATCACCTCTTATATTTAAAAACGGTAGTACGTCAAACTTTTCCATATTTGGTTTTGCAGCAGCGTTGCAATCATGGAATTTAGATTTTAATAATGAAGTTATATATAGAGAATTAGTAGGTGGCACAAAAGAAGTATTAATAACAGACCGTAGACCATCTGGTACAGCTGTAATAGAAAATGTTGCCTTATCATCTCATAACTTTTTTACAGATTATACTGGCACATCAACTGGCACAAACACATGGTTACATGGAACTGCTGCAGGTAATAGAGTAACAGTTTCCTGTCCACAAACTGATTTAGGTCAACCAACTTATGAAGATTCAGATGGTATAACTATGCTTAGTTTACCTTTTATGGCAACACCTACAGCATCAGCTAATAATGAATTTAGCCTTGTCTATACATAAAAAAGGGTATACCCTAGTTAGTAGATACTAAATTTTTATGCCTTTTGTTATAGACCAGAAACCTACTTATAAATGGAAAGTAGTAGTAAAAATAAATAAAGATGGTGAGGTATCACAGGAAATATTTACAGCACATTTTAAAAACATTTCACAATCTAGGTTTAAAGAAATGATAAAAATGGTGGAAGATAAACAGATAGACGATATAGATGTAGCAAAAGAAGTATTACTAGGTTGGGAGGATTTAATAGATGCAGAAGGTCAAGAAGTACCATTTAACAAAAGTACACTAAATCAATTATTAGAAGTAAGAGGTTTTGCTACTGCTGTAGGTTTTGCTTTTATGGAATCTAATGAAGAAATATTTGTAAAAAACTAATTAAGGCAGGTGAATATTGGGCTGTTGGTTCAACTGTCATAGATAAAACAGCAGAAGATGATGCAGTATTAGGAATAACAACAGAAAAAAAAGAAGTAGATAATAATTTTTATGTATATTCACAAAATTGGGAAACTGTACAAATGTTTT